GAGTTTTCAATATACCATCCACCAGGACCTTGAAAGCCATGGTTGAATATTCTAACCCAAGGAATATCTTCTCCTTTAGCAGCAGGTAAAAATCTAATAACAGCATAACCGTTACCAGATGCATCTACACTTGGCTGCCAAAAGCGTTCATCTTTACCTCTTTGTTCGTTAGATGTTAGCTTATTTGTTTCTTTAAGTAATGTGTCCAGACTGGACTGTGATGAGCGTTTAAGCTCTGCAAATGATTGTGACATCTTATCTCCTTATATTGCATTGTATTAAAATTGTCCACGTTATTCATAATATAAAACTATTTATAGTATAATGTATTATCTATGTTCAGTCAACAGTTGTTTTTGTTCATTAAGTGCTGTTTTAAGTTCTTCTATAATTCTTTTTTGTTTCTTAACTTTACTTCTTAACATTTGTAGTTCACCAACATATGCCTCTACTTCATTGTTCATGCAAACACCTTTCTCATTATTTGTTTTGCTTTGTTAGTATCATATTCAATAAATGGACTATACTTATCCATACGTTTTTTAAACTCTGTCCAAACTGGATCATCTAAAACTTTATTCCATCTTCTTGAATAGTTTAAAGTCTTATCTATAATGATCATAGTTTCAACAAAGATATCATTTCTTAAAACGCATTGAAGTAATATTGGATGTCCATTCTCCATAACAAATAAACTATTGAAATCTAAATCTCTATCACTATAATATTCTTTTAGAAACTTTAAGTCTTGTTCAAAGATATAAGAGAGCTTAATCTGTCTAGCTTTCCATTCATTATAAACAGATTCTGCTTTCTGAGTTAAAACATTACCGATCCAAAAGTCTTCTCCATCAGCAAAGTTGCTAACAAATAAATCTCTTAGATCATTATCTTTATATTTTCGTTGAAGTTTAGCAAAGAAGAACTTATCTTTTCTTTTAAGAAAGCTGTCTTCCTTAGCATTCACTTTACCATTATATTTAAAAAAATCATAACTTGTTGTAAAATGATTCTTAACTGCTAAGTAAAGTTTATAAGCATTGAAACCTTCATATATGTTCTTCATCTTTAATAAAATTTAATTTTGTAGCTTCTTCTTTTAGTTGTTTCTTTATCTTTTGGTTAACAAGTTTAGCAGCACTTTCTACTTCTAACTGATTCTTATAACAATAGTCCATGATTGCATCCATATAAGTTATATCTTTTTCTTCTACCATATCAGTAATAATTTTACTGAACTTAGAAGTTGACATTATATTATGCATTCATTTTCCCAACACTCCTTCTCTGAATATCTTCAGATAAAAGTTCTGGCCAGTATATCTCAAAAGCTATAGTATCTTTATTTGCTTTGAATAAATGATACTCACCTGGTTTGACTGCCATAAAGTCTCCAGCATATAAAATAGTTTTATCAACTAACTCATAGTCATTTTTATAAACATGGATTTCCATTTCACCTTCTTCTATAAAAAATCCATTCCACTTATGCGAGTGTTTATGTGTACTACATTCACCTCCAGCATTAACTTCAATTCGGTGAAACTCTACAACAGGATTCTGAAGTAGAGCTCTTGTCTCACCCCATACTTTACCAGCTTTCAATTTATTTCCTTTCTTTGTAAAAAATATGATCTTCGTGAACTACTGTTTTAATCTTTTCTTTTGCCCATCTTGGTTTAACATAATAAGCATGATAGAAAAGAGCTCCATCAGTAACATCTCTCATAGTATACTTTGATAATACTTGATGGGCAACAGCTAATGCAATATTATAAGATTCAATGTCTGTTATGATATCTGCTTTACCATCACAGTACCAACTAAATTGACATTTATGTTTTAAAGGTACTTCTTTATCCATTTTTTCTTTATACCATGTGCTGAGTTGTGCTTCGTATACAACACCACAAACAGTATTAGGATAATCTGGACTTTGTACTCTATTCATAACTACCTGACTAACAGCAATCTGTGAAAGTACAGATTGATTCCTTGCTTCAAAATAAGCATTCTTAGCAAGACATACAACACTTTCTTGTTTAGTATTATCTTCGTAAGACACTTTCTGTGTCATATCAGCAGCATACATATTGTTAATTGTATCAAGATGTTCGCTTAATAGTCTAGGTGGTTTTTCGTCCCCTCTCGGATCTTCGGGATATTCAATTGTAATGATTTGCAATATAACATAAAATAATGCAAATGCCATTAACCAATTTGGTATTAGATTTCTCATAATGCCTCCTTTTAAGTCGCAATATTATTTAGAATTATATTTTAATTGATTTTGTGTTATAAGTCAAGCTATTTTTCTGAACTGCATCCACACTTTACTTCATAATCTTTGACAGCAGCTTTGATAGCATCTTCTGCAAGAACAGAACAATGGATCTTAACTGGTGGTAGCGCCAAAGTTGTTGCAATGTCAGTATTCCTAATTTTTGTTGCTTCATCTGTAGCTTTTCCTTTAACCATCTCCGTTATTAATGAACTGGATGCAATAGCTGAACCACATCCAAATGTTTTAAATTTAGCGTCAGTAATTTTATTAGTTTCAGGATCTACTTTGATTTGTAACTTCATTACATCACCACAAGCAGGTGCTCCTACTAATCCAGTACCGACATTTGGATCCTCTTTGTCCATAGAACCGACATTGCGAGGATTCTCATAATGATCTATAAGTTGTTTACTATATGCCATGTAATTATTTATTTAAAAGATGTGGGCAGATTCAATCCTTTAAGGAATTATACTCTGCCCAAACTTTGGTATTACTGCTCTGCGCAGGCGTAAGAGTTGATCTCTAGTCCTACTGAAATCTCAGTAATTTGAGGTTTTGTCCAAGCCATGATTGCTCCTTATATTAAATATTAATATTTGATTTGAGCCGGTTGCCTAAACGACCGCGGACCTCATACCATTATGTATATAACTATACATCATTGTACCTTAATCTACGATTAATAAACCGTTAAGAAAACTGCGAAAATCGTTAAGAAACATATTTTTTTTTATTATCATACAGAATTATTATTATTTATTTCATGAATATTAGCTCATTAGATTGAGTCTTTGTACAAAACCATATTCATGTATCATGTTAAATTTAAAGTCTTTGATAGTAGCTAAGTCTCTTACAAATATATCAGAAGGACATATAGCATTCTTTCCAGTTACATCTGGTTCAAATACTATAGCAAGTCCAGGATAATATTTTATAAACACTACATGATCTTTATTTGTAAGTACTTCAATCCTCATTTCATCCACTCTTTAAGTTTATCAAGAGGTTTCATGAGTGGTCTATATGCACTCATTATAAGAGCTATATGATCATCTAGCTTCTTTTCAATCCTATCTATCTTCTTTTCTATTTTATCAATCTTGTCCATAATCTGCTTTGGTGGATAATCAGACACTAAAACTTTCTCCACATCCACATGAAGACTTAGTTAGTGGATTATCTATCTTTAAAAAACTACCCATAAGTTCTTGTACATAATCTATAGTACTGCCCATAATATACATTTCAGAAGTTTTGTCAACAGCTAATTTTATATCATCTCTGATAGGAAATAAACTGTAACCATCTATAGGTTCTTCTGCATAATCCCATTTGTAACTAAAGCCAGCACAACCACCACCAAGTACTCCAAATGTAACTATCTTCTTATTATTCTTTACAGCTATACTGTAGATATAATCTTTAGCAGAATCAGTAAGTGTTATCATATTCGAACTCATTTCCTAAATTATCCTTTGCATATATTTTAACATGTTTACCTATTGTATGTATAGGCATCATAAAGAAAACATCTTGTGCAATACCTATAGTACCATTATACTCCCAAACTAAATTATCGTCAACCCACATTTTAACATTATCAATATATTCAGCAGGTATCTCTGATCTTGTTAGTTGGTTAAACTGCATACCTGAAAAATTAGGATGCCATATTTTAATCTTTGTCCAACCATTAGTCTGTAATAAGTTAATTGTACCAAATGGTTCATCAGAAGTCAACACCGGTGGTGCTGAACAACCTCCTGCTGCTTTTATATATTGTTTATTGTACCTTAATTCATCAAATTCATTTTCAGATATAACTCTTAAATCTGTATACGCATTTACTCTTATATTAGTCATTATATGTGGAACCATTTCCCAAAACTCAAATGTTGCACAACAAGGTGTTGGATTTTCATCTATAACTAAAGTAAGTTTTGTATATTCTGATATACCAGGACCCCTATCATATATTGATATTTCAACTCCAGCTGGATCCAAAGCTCTATATGGAGCTTGAATTAATATACTATTATCATACCATACTGTTCGATCTCCAACAACTTCTTTCTTGATATAATTATCCCAACTATTTGAATAAACAGAAGATGCTAACCAAAAAGTTAAAATTAATGATCCAACTAATACATAAAAGAACCATTTTAAAAACCAATCATCTTTCATTTACTTCTCCAATCCCTTTTGTCACCTCTTGGTTGTGTGACTTGTTTCATACACGTATGATCACTGTGTGTAGTTATAACAAACTCATCTCTAATCTCTTTGTAATCTTGACATCTATAATGACACTTAACAGAGTCTTCACCAAAAAAAGGTTCAACTCTTTTTTCTTTAACTAACCTGCATGTAACTATATATTGGTTTCGTTCATCATAAAGTCTACCAGTATTTTTCCATTTCCATTTATCTGTGGAGTGTAGAAAAGTTGGAAACAACAATATACTAATTATCAATATTATTCTCATAGATTAATATACCTTATTTTTATATAGAAGACAACTACTTTAAGACGACATAAAATCTATGAAAGAGAATATTCCGAACAATATGACAATAACCAAATAAATCCAAAACCAATGACTATTCATACATTTTCTTAAAAATTTATCCACTTTATTTACCCATAGCTTTCCATATAACATAAAATACAACCCACAAACTACATAGCGTGCCTACTCCTACCATAATCCACATAAGAAGCTGTTCTCTTTCTCTTTTTGCTTTTTCTATAGCTTCTTTTCTTGCTTTCCTTATTTGCGCTTGTATTCTTAGTAAATCATTCCAAGCATTCATTCCATGTGTTGCAATCAACCAGTTTCTCAGCTCATCTTCCATAGCCTTGGCTTTCTTCATTGCACCAAATGTTTCTAGTGCTTCTTCTTCAACAGAACCATACTTTTTACCTTTACTTCTTGCACTACTATGAGTGTCTTTAATAGTTTGAGTCGCTGTCATCCAACGACCTATATCACCATACATACTTTCAACTTCTCTACCAACTTCGAAGCCTTTCTTAATAGTATTGAAGGCAGCTGTAGCTGCTGTTATTGCTGTGATTGGATCCATGTTTTCTCTCTCCTTATAATATATTTATGTTTAATATTTTTTTTTATTTTACCTGTTGACCTTATTTCGATATTATGGGAATATAATAGTATAGTATAACATTTAACAAGGAGTGAGAATATGAACTATACTAGAACAATCAATATGGACGGACCTGCAGGTAATGCGATCAACCTTTGTGCTACAGCTAAACATATGGCTAGAGATAATGGTGAGAATGGATCCAAGATAGTAAAAGAAATGATGGATACTGGTGAATATGATATGCTAGTTCAAACTTTTTTGTTTTACTTCGGCGATTATGTCAATCTTGTAAATAGTCATGGAGATGTACTTAATGATCAGTACATTAACGGAAGTTAAAAATGATAAAAGAAGTGTTAATGGTTATAGATTTAACCATATCAATGTTGGGAGGGAATACCTTCCCAATTCAAATAGAGATGATAACTACAGAAGAACATTGTCAACAAGAGATTAAAAACTTTAATCCTATAAAGTTAAACTTTGTTGGTAATGTTATTAATGTGGTTGCAACCTGTCAACCGTTGACTGAATCGTTTGAAGGTGATATAATAGATGAACAAACAGAAGAAGGAGTTACATTATGATTAAGTTTGATCACAAAAAGTTAGCTAAACATACTAATATACATTTTATAGCTCAAGTAAAACAATACTTGAGAGATGCTAAGAATTGTATTGCTGAAGAGTTTAGAGCTGAACAAGATCCTATAAGGAAGAAAGAACTAGAAGAAGGTTCATATTATATTGAAAGACTTCAAGAGAACTTATGTGAAAAGATTTCTAAACCTGAGTTTAAGTTTAAAGCTAGTGACTTAGGACTTTAGTTTGAAAATATTATTACTTAGAAAAAGCAATTGTCCTTATTGCGACAATGCATTAGACTTTTTAAGAAAGACAAACCATACTATTGGAGTACTACAATGTGAGAAACGTTTTGATAAGTTTCCAAAGGATATTGGTTGGAAGCCTGATATAGTTTTTAGTTTTAAGAACTATATGATCCTTCCTAAGAAAATAACTGATAGTACTCTTTGTATAAACTTTCATCCTGGACCACCAGAGCATCCAGGTAGTTGTTCTGCTAACTGGGCATTGTTCAACCAAGATAGTGACTTTGGTGTTACTGCTCATTTTATGAATGCTTTGGTTGATAATGGATTAATCTTTAGAGTAAGAAGATTTCCTATACTACCTGAAGATGATCTTGATGGTTTAATAGAAAAAGCTGATGTTGAAGTGCTTATGTTATTTCAAGAAATAGTTAGAGATATGACTACTACTTGGAAAGGTAAGCCACGAAGAGGAAAAGATCTTGATGCATTGATTGCAAGTACACCTTTAGAAAATATGCAGGACAGATTAAAATTAGAAAGAGCAACAAAAAGAAGGAAAAGATTATGACTGAACTAACGCAAGGAATGTTTAAAGTTATTGCATCTACTTCATTAGGTAGAGCATTAGTTTACACAGCAGGTCATGTAATCATAGCAATGAATGTTGTATATTGGTTAACTGGAGCTTCATTATTTGAAGCTGGATTAGTAGCTTTAGTTGAACCATGTATAAATGGTTGTTGGTATTATTTGTTAGATAGAATATGTACAAGTACTAATAAATAACTTGTGGTTCAATTTAACTTACCTAAAAATTCAAAGATTGTTAAAGGCAAGACTTATGGTAAACCTAACAATCTTTCATTACAAATCTATCGTTGGAATCGAGAAGATGGATCCAATCCTAGAATAGATATATTTAATTTAGATAAAAATAAAATAGGTCCAATGTTATTGGATGCTATAATGTATATAAAGAACAATATAGACCCTTCTATAGCGTTTAGAAGGAGTTGTAGAGAGGGAATATGTGGTAGTTGTTCTATGAATATAAATGGAACTAATACATTAGCATGTTTGACTCCTATAGATAAGAAAGA